TTCTGTAAGTGCTAGTAGAACTATAACTCCATCTATAACCAAAACTGCTTCACCAACTTCACCAACTCCATCAATTACACCTTCAATAACTCGGACTGCTTCAATAACTCCATCTATAACTAAAACTGCTTCACCTACTTCACCAACACCTTCTGTAAGTGCTAGTAGAACTATAACTCCATCTATAACCAAAACTGCTTCTCCAACTTCACCAACTCCATCAATTACACCTTCAATAACTCGGACTGCTTCAATAACTCCATCTATAACTAAAACTGCTTCACCTACTTCACCAACACCTTCTGTAAGTGCTAGTAGAACTATAACTCCATCTATAACCAAAACTGCTTCTCCAACTTCACCAACTCCATCAATTACACCTTCAATAACTCGGACTGCTTCAATAACTCCATCTATAACTAAAACTGCTTCACCAACCTCACCAACTCCATCAATAACCAAAACTGCTTCACCAACCTCACCAACTCCATCAATTACACCTTCAATAACTGCAACTCCATCTGCAACAACAACTATAACACCATCAACTAGTCCTGATTATTCAACATTATCTTATTCAAATCAGGAAGCAAATGGAACATATTGGGGAGGAAATTATTTCTTGGATTGTAATTTATTAGTTCAACAAAATAGTGTTGAAAGACTAAGAGCAGTAACTCCTACTACAGGTACAGTACCAGGAACTTATATACCAGGAGATAGTATAACAGTTCAGGCATATTCTTTTTTTACAACGTATCCACAACCATCTACAGGAACATCTACAGTTACATTAATAATATCTACGGGTGGTGAATCTTTTTTTAATAGTACAGTAGCATATAATTCGGGTGGAACGGAACCGCAAACTATTACGCATACATTTAGTATAACAAGAGGTCAAAATTATTCAATAAGTGCATACACTACATATACACCTGTATCAGCAACACCAACAGCAACAGCTTCACCAACTAGTCCTACTCCATCGGTTACACCTTCAATAACAAAAACTGCTTCACCAACTAGTCCAACTCCATCCGTTACACCTTCAATAACAAAAACACCATCAACAACACCACCATCAGATCCTGCAACAGCAACTTTAAGTGGAACGTATTACGGAGGAACATTTACATTCAATTTAAGCGACATAATATATACACAGGATACAACAATTAGTTATGCAAGTATATCGGGATTTGGAGATGGTAGTTGTACATCTGCAAATGCAGGTGATAGTTTGAGTTCTAATATAGTAATTAGTAAAGGAACGCAAACGCAAGGTAGTACATCTGGAAACGGATTTTTTACTGATGATTATTTCCAATTTGATAATTCGGTTACAGTAAATGGGCAATTTGTTTCTGATGGTGGAACCGTTTCAATAGGTAATACCACAGTTACCGTTTATTTACAACTTTCATGTAGTCCTTCTGGAGTATAATTAATATGTAATAATAATTGTTTTATTTATTGTTTTGGAAATAAAAAATATATTTATTGACAGAATTTTCAATTAAAAAAATAAAGCAATAAAAAATGGCAGAAAAAATAGTATCACCAGGCGTTTTTACTAGAGAAAACGACCTATCGTTCTTAGCACAGGGTGTTGCTAACATTGGAGCGGCATTCATCGGACCGTTCAAAGAAGGACCAGTAGTTCCTACGGTTGTAGAATCACAAGCAGAGTTTGAAACTCTTTTTGGTGTTCCAGACGGAACTTATTACACCCCAATCGCAGTTCAAAATTATTTAAGAGAAGCTGGTATCGCTACAATTTGTAGAGTAGCAGGTTTAGGTGGATATACAGAACAAAATCCACTTTTATTAACAGTTGCATCAGGATCAATGACAGCATCAGTTGGTATCTTATTTAGTACAGCAAACGGAAACGCTATAAGTGGTTTATCGGGTAGTGTTGTGGCAGATACAGGATATGGTGATTTCACAATTAGTAGTTCTGCTGCACTATTTAGTGGTTCAACATCCGTTGACTCTGAAGATGCAAATGATATTGAATCTCTTTTTGGAACAAACCCATTAGGAACTAAAGGTGCATATGTTTATGGATTGTTTAAAGAACATTCTGTACTTTTCACAAGCGAATCAGTTGTATCGGCAACACTTTTAGGTGATCAAGATTTCACATTTGATGCGCAAGAAGCACTAACACCTACAATTCAATCACAGTTGATTAGTGGTGAAAGACATGATTTGTTTAAGTTCTACACTTTGGGTGTGGGTAACGCAGCAAACACAAAAGTAAAGATAGCTATCACTAATATCAAACCAGCTGGTTCAATTGCAGGTTCTGATTATGGAACATTCTCTGTATTTGTTAGACAGTTTTCTGATACAAATAAGAAAAGAACAATTCTTGAGCAATTCAATAACGTAACTTTGGATCCAAATTCTCCAAACTATATCGCAAGAGTAATAGGTGATAGAAGTAGAGTAATTAATACAGAAGGTAAGATTTCTGAATATGGTGATTGGGCAAATCAATCAAGATATATTCGTTTGTGGAATAGTAACGATACAGGATATAAGAATGCAAATGAAATTCCTGTTCAAGCAGTTCCATTTGCACACGCTGCATATCAATTACCAATTTCAGCATCTACTGAAGTAAGTGCATTAATACCAACTGCATCATTCGTAACTGCATCTGCAACACAATTTGGTGGTTTAGATTTGGATGGTAACGATGATAACTTGATATATTTGAAACCAATTCCTGAAGGAGCAACTGTTGGAGCAAATGGTGCATACTCACTCGATACAATTGATGGTGTTTCATTGACTACTTCTACGGATTTATCAAAAAGAAACTTCATAGTATGTTTCCAAGAAGGATTTGATGGTATGAGTCCAGCAACTGTAATTAATTTAGGATCAGACATTACATCAGGAAACTCACAAGGTTTTGATTTATCATCTTCAACTGCAAAGGGTTCATTAGCTTACGCTAAAGCAGTAGCAGCACTTTCTAACGCAGATGAGTTTGATATCAATATGGTAGCAACTCCTGGTGTTATCAGACGTCACCACCCAGCAATAGTAACAAGTGTAATAGAATTATGTGAAAATAGAGCAGATTGTTTCTATATTATGGATTCAACTTCTTGGAGTGATACACCAGCACAGGCAATCACACAAGCATCAGCAATTGATTCAAACTATGTAGCAACTTACTATCCATGGGTTAAGACTGTAGATATTAATACTAACAAATTGATACAAGTTCCACCATCAGTATTACTTCCAGGTGTGTTCGCAGCATCTGATAATGTATCAGCTGAATGGTTCGCACCAGCAGGTTTGAACAGAGGTGGTTTGTTGGGAGCAGTTAGTGTTCAAAATAGATTGACTCAGGCTGAAAAGGATGATTTATATGAAGGTAAAGTAAACCCAATCGTTCAGTTCCCTGGACAAGGTATTGTGGTATTCGGACAGAAAACTTTACAAGATAGACCATCAGCACTTGATAGAATCAACGTAAGAAGATTGTTGTTAACAGTTAGAAAGTTCATCGCATCATCTTCAAGATATTTGGTGTTTGAGCAAAACTCAGCTGATACAAGACAAAGATTCTTACAAATTGTAAACCCATACTTAGAATCTATCCAACAAAGACAAGGTCTTTACGCATTCAAAGTTGTAATGGATGAAAGTAATAACACTCCGGATGTAATCGATAGAAACATTCTTAAAGGTGATATTTACTTACAACCTACGAAGACTGCAGAATTCATAGTTCTTGACTTCAACATTCTTCCAACAGGAGCAACTTTTGAAGGATAATTTAAAAAGTATATATTTATAATAAATAAAAAGTAAAGTAAAATGCCACAAATATTAGATTTTAATAAAATATTCTATACACAGTTTGAACCAAAGCTGGCGCACAGATTCATTATGGAGATTGATGGTATAGAATCATATCTCATAAAGACAGCATCAAGACCAACTTTCACATCTGAGGTGGTTGAATTAGATCACATCAATGTTAAAAGAAAAGTTAAAGGTAAGTCAACATGGGATGATGTAACTATCACACTTTATGACCCAATTGTTCCATCTGGAGCACAGCAGGTAATGGAGTGGGTAAGACAATCACATGAATCATTAACAGGTAGAGATGGATACGCAGCGTTCTACAAAAAAGACCCTGTATTCTACGCACTCGGACCAGTTGGTGATAAGATTGAACAATGGACTTTGAAAGGAGCATTCATCACATCAGCAAACTTTGGTGAGATGGATTGGTCAAACGCAACAGATCCAGTAAGTATAGAATTAACGTTAGCATACGATTACGCTATTCTTGAATACTAATCTTAATAAAACTAAAAAAGAAAGGGGAAGTAGAAATACTTCCCTTTTTTATTTTTTTGAAATTCATATACTTATAATAAACAAACAAAAGTTATATTACTATGGAACAAAACGTAGAGCAACAAGTTACGAGAGGTTTAGCACAACCAAAGCAAGAAGCAGCACCTGTATTAACACATTCAGTACCTAAAAATTATCCATTTGCAACGGAAGTAATTACTTTACCATCAAATGGATTAGTGTATCCAGAATCAAACCCATTATCAAAGGGTGAAGTAACAATGAAATTGTTAACCGCAAAAGAAGAAGATATTCTTACTTCTACAAATTTGATTAGAAAGGGTATTGTTTTGGATAAACTTTTAGAATCAATTATAGTTGATTCCGATGTTAATATAAACGATTTAGTAATTGGTGATAAGAATGCAATATTAATTGCAGCACGTATTTTGGCATTTGGAGCTGAATATAAAGTTACAGTTACAGACCCATCGGAAAATGAACCTGTTGAAGTAACGGTTGATATGTCTAAATTGAACACAAAGGAAATAGATGAAAGTAAGTTAAATAGGAAAAACGAATATGATTTTACCTTACCCAAATCAGGAATTCCTATTAAGTTCAAAATTATGACACATGGTGATGAAATTGCAGTAGCAAAAGATGTAGAAGCATCACAAAAAATAATGAAGCAAGGTAACGAAATACAAGCACGTTACAGACGATTGATTGTTGAAGTAAATGGAAACAGAGATGCCGGATATATTAGTAATTTTATAGCAAATCAATTATTGGCAGCAGATTCAAAAGCATTAAGAAAGGCTATGAGTGAAATTGTGCCAGATATAGATTTAACTTTTGATTACACCTCTCCATTCACCGGCGAAACGGAGGCGCTAAAAGTCCCAATAGGGATTGACTTTTTTTACCCTACCGAGTAATTACGGAGTTTACCTACACAAAAAAATATTTAGTATGATATACTCATCCAATGGAGGATTCAATTGGAGTGATTTATATTATATGCCCACACATTTAAGAGAATTTTACTATAATGAATTGGTTTCAGCAAAAGATCAAGAAAAGGAGATGTATGCCAAAGCAAATGGTAAATCGGGAACAAAATCATCAATAGCAAGAAGGAGATAAACTAATTTATTTTATATTTATACAATATAAACAATAGTATCATGCCCAAAAAAAAAATATTAGTAAAAGAAGCCGGTTTGGTTGATTTTTTCAAAAGTTTCTTTTCTGCAAAATCCAAAGGAAAAGAAAGTGAATGGTTACAAAGATTGAGAAAAGCAAATCCAGATTTAGCAGATATATGGGTTAATTATGATGATGCGGTTTCTAATAG